AATCAATGCGGTAGAAGGATTTGATTTTGGATTTTATTATGATGATATACCTGTTGCTGACATTAGTACATTAAGATATTTTCCATCGCCTGTAGGTACAGTTGTAAACTTTGGTGATGGAGATTTTGTGGATTTTAGTTTGGTTATTGATGAAAATATAAAACAAATAGATTTATTATCATCAATTGCAAAGAAATTCAATTTGGTATTTATTCCACATCCTGAAATTCCAAATGATATTATTATAGAACCATTTGATTTTTATATGGGGACAGGTCAAATATATGATTGGACCGATAAATTATCATTTGATAAAGGATTCACCGTTGAACCGGCATTAAACTATATTGAAAGTACTTTACATCTAACAGACCAAGAAGATGGTGATGAGGGTAATAGAGAATTTAAAATTAGAAATAATAGAATATACGGAAGAAATATTGTTTATAATCCAACAGCATTTAAATCAGAAGAAAAGAAAATTGAAACAATATTATCAACAGAATTAGTTAGAAAATGGGATGACAATATTGGTTTACCATTGGGTATTAATTATTCAGCAGGAAGTGAAATTAGTTCTTATGACAATCAAGTTAGATGGTTATACAAAGGTGTAAAATCAAAACCAAAATTATTCTTTTGGATGAATGGTATTAATCCATTTATTGATACAGTTGGTGAAGTGTTTAATTATACATTCAGTTATAATACTTATACTGTTAAATTACAACCATCAGGAGCAGGTATTATAAGTTTTTATGATAATATACCAAATATTTCACATACGATGCCACAAGGTCTTGCTGACCAATATAAAATTAATAATGATAGTTTATCTATTTTATTCAATTCAGAATTGCCAGTAGATATTGGTGTACAGACTTATAACACATACACAGAAAATGATGTATATAATACTTTCTATAAGAATAGAATTACTAATTTATACGACCCAAATACAAGATTTGTTAATGGTTATTTTGATTTAAAATATTCAGATATTCAGAATCTAAATTATAATGATGTTATTAAACTTAATGAACAATATTTTTTAGTTAATAAGATTAATGAATTTAACTTAACAAATAGAGAATTAACAAAGGTTGAATTAGTTCAATTCAATGTTAATCCACAAACATATCCTGAAAGATATTTCTTCTATTATTATTGTGATGAACCCGGCACTATTTACAAATTTAAAACCAATTTTACAGAACCAAATTTAATAGATACAAACTTTATATGGTCAATTTATTATGACCAACAGGTTGGTTCATTAACAGGAAGTACATCAGGTTTTACATCTTCATTTAGAATATTTGATATACCAAATTTTTGGATTGAATATACACCTTATACAATGTATGAGGTTAGTGAAGATACATATAATTCAAGTGGGACAAATTGGACAAATGATAGTCTTAGAAATTATATATATACAAATCCAAATGGTTTAATATATAGTTTAGCAACATTTTGGGTAAACATATCAGGAACAACAACGGGAGCAAACGTATTTGAAAATTGTGCTGATTTTGCTAACGCTGCTTCCACATATAATATTAGAATTGGAAATATTACTCCTCCTGTAACTCCTACTCCTACACCAACTCCTACAGTAACTCCCACACCTACACCGGTAGGTCCAACGCCAACTCCAACGCCAACTCCATCAGGAAAGAGTTTAGAAATTTATGGTAGGGATATAGATGGAACACCATCAACATTAACGTTATTCTATAGTGTAAATGGAGGAGGTAATATAAGTGTACCTGGAGCAACATCAACAACATTACCTGGTACTTGTACTTTTATTTCTACAATTACAGGTTTAAATACTGGTGATAGTGTACAATTTGGAACAAGTATTGCTTGTGTAATGAATGGTAACGCACCATCATCAACTTGTCCATCATCATCAGGAAGTGCAACAACTTACACATATGTGATTGATGCACCAACAACACAACAAGCGGCAATAACAATAGATAGTGGTATAATACCTTAAAATAAAAAAAGATGCCAATACATAATATAACAGTTTTAACAGGTTCAACAACCCAAATAAATAGAGGATCAATACTTTTATCATTTGATGAATTAGTAAATGATTATGGTATTGATTATGTTGAACTTTATGTTAATGACGTAACAAATCCAAGAGTAATAAGATACACAGATATTCAAAACCTATATTCAACTTATATATATTCGGGTGATGTGGTTACAATAAAAGTATATTCTGACCCATCTAATTTACCTAAAACAATATCAGTTGACAGAAAAAATTATACAACGGATGACCAAAATGGTAATAATGGAATAAGAGATACATTCATTACAAGTAATTCAGGAACAACATATCCATTAACTATTGTATTTACAGCAGCAACAACTTCAGATAGTTATAATTTTGAATATAGAGTTAGTGCTACAACATTAGCAACCCCAACTCCTACACCAACTCCCACACCAACTCCAACACCTACACCGGTATATCAATATTGTTTTGGTGGGTCAGGATTTAATGCGGATGTAAAAGATATATTAGTATTACCAAATCAAAACGTTTTAATAGGTGGTGATTATACAACATTTAATGGTCAATCAAATAATAATAATATAATTTCATTAGACCAATCTGGTTTTACAAATTATAATTTATTTTTTAATAGTGGATTTACTGACGGCGTAAACAATTCATTAATAAGCACTGTAAATAAAATAATACGTCAATCGGATGGTAAACTTTTACTTGGTGGTAATTTTACAAAATATAATAATATTACAGCAAATAGAATAATAAGATTAAATTCAGATGTTAGTATTGATAATACATTTTCAATAATTAATGGATTTTCTGAAGGTGAGGTAAAATCAATGGCATTACAATCAGATGGTAAAATAGTAGTTGTAGGTTCTTTTAAAAGTTATAGCGGTACAAATGTTAATTCAATTTGTAGATTAAATACAGATGGAACATTGGATATGACATTTAGTGGAGTTACATATAATCACACATATACCGATGTGGTAATACAATCAGATGGTAAAATTGTAGCATCTATATTAGCAGCAACACAAAACAATTGGCCATATGGAATTGTGTCATCACTTGGTAGATTTGATACAAATGGTGTTTTAGATACTGGTTATACATCAAATGCAGGTGCTGTACCTTTATTAGTTAACTATGATGCTTATACATTACAAATCCAATCAGATGATAAAATATTTGTTGGTACAGGTGGTCAAGCAGTTATAAAATTAAATACAGATGGAACTGAAGAATTTCGTAATACTATGGGTATTAATGGTACAGTTATAAAACTTAAATTACAATCAGATAATAAAATATTAGTAGGTGGTGCTTCTACATCAGGTGGTAGATTAAGACGTTATAATAATGATTTATCTTTGGATACTGGTTTTACAGTTGGTAGCGGATTTAATAATGATGTGTATGCAATTGATGTTGATTCAGATAATGAAATAATTGTTGGGGGTGATTTTACAACTTTTCAAGGAACATCTGCGGTTAGAATTATAAAATTAAGTTCAACGGGTTCAAAAATAACTTGTATTGATTCAAATAGTCCAATACCAACACCAACATTACCACCTAGTCCAACCCCAAGTCCAACCCCAACTCCATATGTTGGTGAAGAAGGTAAATATATGTTGGCTAGAAGACTTAATAATTTAATTTATAGGTCTGATGATTATGGTAATAATTTTTCAAGTGTTTCAGGATTTACTGGTCAAACCGTATCTGATTTTGCAATAAGCAAAACAGGTCAATATCAAGCAATATCAGTTAAAAATGGATACATTTATTTATCATCAAACTCAGGTGTTACGTTTACTGCCAATGTTAGTTCAGGTATTGATACTTATATTGCAATTGCAATATCAAGTGATGGACAATATGTTAGTGCTATTACTGATACAGTAGGTACAAGAAAATTAAGATACTCAAGTAATTTTGGTTCTACTTGGACTAGTTATTCATTAATTGGTGAATCTCCGACAGATGTTGATGTAGATAATTTTGGTAATTCATATATAAGTTGGAGATATGGTGTACAAAAATATGTCCCAAGTCCAGTTAGTATGTCTAATTTATATTATAATACTTCTAGTACATTTTACAATACTGTTAGTGTTTCAGAAAATGGTGATAATATATTTGTAACAAGAACTGCTGGTACATTAAGAGTATCTAATAATTCAGGTAGCACATTTAATCTTATTAATTTTCCATTTGGTCAATCACCATCATCTGTAACTACTGCAGAAATTTCAAGAAATGGACAATATGGTAGATATAATGGTACTGGTAATAATTTAAATTATATATCTGCAGATAATGGATATAGTTGGGTTAGAAATGATAGATATGGTCAAACGTCATTATCATATACAGGTTTAATACAAGCAACAATTGCTAATCCTACTTTTGGTGATGATGGTATCTATTTATCAAAAGATTTTGGTAAAACATATAATTTAGTATTTACATTAAGCGGAGCATCTTGGACAAAAATTACAATTAACAGATAATTTCAAACAACGATAATTAATAATTTATATTTAATAATATGGGAATAAGATATATAGGACAAGTTGATAATCAAAACTTTGTTTTTCCAAATAACGAATTGGCGGAGTATGGTGATTATATTGTTCATCAGATAAATGACATAAGTATAAGTGGGACGGTATCTAATTTTATAGGTACAAGTATTACAAGTACAGGTATGACCTTTACGCACGACTTTACTTGGTCATCAAATGGTGGTGAAAGATTTGTAAATGACGCAGGAAATTTAATGGTATTATCTGTACATATGATGGCGGCGGGTCAAACCTATTATAAGCCATGGAGATTGGTAGATAATTTTCAATCTGTATTTTCTAATCAAACAACAATAACATCATCAAATACCATCACCGTAACACCATCTATGGTTGGTTTAACAACCTTTGTAAATGGTACATATTACTTTGAATTTAGATTTATAGGAAAACGAGCAATTTATCCTGTATGTCAAACATACATAGTTACAACACTTTAAAAAATTTATATATATGAAAATAGAGATATTCAATGACGAAAATAAGATTGATGTTGACAACGTAAAGTTCAAAGATTTTACTGAAGAAACCCAACATAGAAAAAATTTATTATTAAATTTTGACCTTAACTTCAGTTATGTCAAATTATTAAATGGGGATAAAATATTATTGGATATGGCGTTCCAACAACAAAAACAAGAAAGTTTAAACTAACATAATATGGCGGTTAAAAAAATTGAAATTATATATGACATTAATGGTAAGGCCATTGATGTTGCTATTGACAAAACTCTCAACCTTAAACAGGCTGCCAGAGAACTTACAAAAGAACTTAATAAGACCAAAGAAGGTAGTGATGAGTTTAAACTATTGGCATCAAGATTAAATGACACCAAAGATGGTTTAGATAGGGTTAGTGCCAAGTCAAGAGATTTATTTGCTGCGTTTAGTTTACTACCAGGTCCTGTTGGTCAATTCTTTGGTCAATTGAATGGTGTTATTGGTCTCATGAAGACCTTTACAAGTTTTAGTTTAAACGATATTGGAAACCAATTCAAAGAGTTTGGAAATGATTTAAAGGACATATATTCAAATTTATTCGGTACTAAAAAAGCATTTGATGAAAATATTTCTTCAATTGAAAATACAACTGATGCACAAATTGAAAATACTGATTCAATTGATGAGGGTACTCAAGCAACAAATGCAGGTACTGCTGCTACATTAAAAAATGGTCAATCCATTAAAGAGCAATCAATTGAAATTAAGAAGTTTACAGGAAATTTAGATAATTTTACTGCAGTTCAAAATAAATTAACTGCTGCGGGATACGATTTTCAAATTCAAAGTAAAAAAATGGGCGACGGTATTACAATTACTGGCGCAAAAATTACAGATTTAGAAGGTAATGTAAAAAATTATACTCTTGCTCAATTAGGATCTATTAATGCAACTAAAGATTTGACTGATTCTATAGGTGTTGAAAATGATGCTTTTAAACAATTAGACACAGCAATTACTACATCAAGCAAAAAAATGTATGGTGCAACAATTGCTGGTAGATTATTGGGTCAGACGATGGAGTTTGTTGGTTTTTCTTTCAATGCCGCAACTGTTGCGGTTGGTATATTTGAAACCGCATTAATGGCAATTGGTATTGGTCTCATTATTGCGGCATTTGTTGCAATGTTTGAAATTGTTAAAGATTTAACTGTAGGTTTTTATGAATGGGCAACAGGTATTAAAGCAGCAAAAAAGGAATTAGATATAATAAATAACTCAATTGAAAAAACTAATGAACTTTTAGATTTAGACCAAAAGAGTTTAAAGAATAGACAAAATGAATATGTTGCATATCTAAAATCTATTGGTGCTTCTGAAGGTAAAATTAGAGTACAACAAACAAAAGATTTAAAAGACCAATTAAAATTGGTTGAAGCTGCTACTACAGCAATTGGTGCTGAGGAAAATAGATTAATGAAGAACAGTGAGGCGACCACTGAAGACATTAAGAAAATACAAAAAAGAAGGGGTGAATTAGAACAACAAGGAAAAGACTTACGTTCTCAAATTAGAGTTTCTGAATATAATAATATAACAGAAACAAATAGGGAAATACAAGCGGCAAACGATAAAGCAGAAGCACTAAGACAAAAGAAAGCGGACGAGAGACAAAGAAAACTTGAGGAAGAAAATAGAAAGAAAGAAGAAGAAAACAGAAGACACCTTGAAAAGATTAGACAAGATAATGAAACAGCGGATGCTGAATTATTAAAGTTACAACAAGAGAATAAGGTATTATATACAAAAGATTTAAGAGATAGACAATACTTAGAATTAAAAATTCAAGCGGAAAATGAGGCTGCAAAAATCAATAAGTTAGAAATAACAGAGACAAGAAAAGAAGAAATTAGACTCCAAATCTTTAAGAAGTATGGTGCTAAAATGATTGAACTTGCTGGTAAGTTCAACAAAGAAGATGAGGAAAAGGTTAAGGAAAACGCCGATAAGAGATTGGAGTATATTAAAAAATCTTATGACCTTGAGGTTCAAGCAATTGCTGACACAACTGAAAGGGAGAAGACGGAAAAGAAAAAGAAATATGCGGAAGATGAAAAGGATTTAAAATCTGCATTAGAAAAGAAATATTTGACTCAAGAACAATATGATGCAGCAATTAAAAACTTAGCAATAATCCTTGCTAGAGACCTTCAGAAGATTGACGATGATAAGACGAAGGCGGATTATGATGCAATGATTAAGAAGTTGGATGATGAACTTAAATTCCTTGAGATTAAAAAATCAGCAATGATTGAAGGTCTTCCTGAATTTTATGATGTTCAAAGAGAGATATTGACAAAGGCACAAGAAAGAGAACTTGCTGAATTAAACTTAACTGAAGATCAAAAGACTCAAATTAAGAAAAAATATGCTAAGTTAAGACAGGATATTGATAATCAAGAATTTTTAAATTATGTACAATTAGTTTCCAAAGGTCTTGACGCATTTAAAGGTGTGGCTGATGCCGCACTTGCAATTAATGATGCTAATCAAACAGAAGAATTAGAGGACGCCAAAAAATCAATTAAGAACAAAGAGGAATTAGAGAAGGAACAAGATAAGATAAAAGAAAAGTATTTCTACAAAAACAAGGCGGCACAGAAGGCACAAGCGTATATTAATACATTCCAAGCAGCAGTATCAGCATATGCGGCAATGGCCGCAATTCCTGTAGTTGGTCCCGTTTTGGGAGCCATCGCAGCGGCGGCAGCAATTGTGGCTGGTCTTGCAAACGTTAGAAAGATAGATGCACAAACATATACAAGTTCAATAGGTGATAGTGGTGGTTCTGCCTCAAAACCTCCATTACCAAACTATGGTAAGAACTATGGTGATGGTGGTATGATTGAAGGACCAAGACACGCAGGTGGTGGTGTAATGATTAATGCTGAAGGTGGTGAAGCGGTAATGACAAGAGGTGCCGTTACAATGTTTGCACCATTATTATCAGCAATGAATATGGCGGGTGGTGGAACATCATTCAGTAAAGGTGCGTCAGGTCAAGCAAACTTTGACAATCCAAAAAATATTAATACCAATACTGAACAAAATCCAATGATTGTTAAGACATATGTTGTATCAAATGATTTAACAAACGAACAACAAAAACAAGCAAGATTGAAAAATCTATCCACTTTATAAACCAAAAAGAATAAATTTATATTTAATAATATGATTAAGAACGATAAAATATTTGAATTAAGAATAGACGAAGAAGATGAATTATCTGGTATTGATAGTATTTCCCTTGTTGACGAACCAGCAATTGAAATTGGATGGATGTATTTTAACAAAGAGAAAGAACATGAGTTTCACATCCCTGATGGAGAAGATGAGAAGTATATTCAAAAATTAGTTGAGAAAGCACAAGACGAACAGGAACTATTTAACGAAGGTTGGGTGGTTCATGATGTTCAAATTTTAGGTAAACAGGGATTTGTATCAACAGACCCTAATGGACCATCAATTGAAGATGAAGAAGAATATAACGTTAGATACAAGTATATTCTAAATCCTAAAATATCTGAGAGTGCAATAATTTCTACAACAAGAGATTTTTGTAAAACATTAATCAATAGAAACTATGTATGGAGAATTGAAGATATGGAAAGCACTACAAACGATTTTGGGGATAGTGCAATGGTTTGGAGAGGTGGGTATAATTGTCGTCACGTGTGGAGTAGAATATTATATAAGAAAGATGCTACAATTGTAAACAAGGCGTCAGTTAATAGAGGTAAGGTAGATGTTGGTGGATTCCCATCAGGTTTAGCACCAGATACAAGAGTATTAGGATATACTCAACCTTCAACGGTTACATCTAAAACAGCAGCAAACCCATCACCTTCAACGGTAAGAAACTTGGGATTGTCAAAAGAAGATATGGGATATGACAATAATTTACCACCATATGTTGATGAAATAACTGGTGATACCATCTCAAAGTCATTAGTTAAACCAACTATGTTTGATAGTTATTCAGACTATCCTGAATCAGTTAAGAATAACGCTAAGGCGGTATTGAAATATGTTGAGGAAAATGGATGGGGTTCTTGTGGAACAGAAGTGGGTAAAATTAGAGCCAATCAACTTGCCAACGGTGAACCTATCTCAGAAGAAACAATCAAAAGAATGTACTCCTATCTATCAAGACACGAGGTTGATTTAGATAGTTCAAAAGGATATGGTGATGGTTGTGGAAAATTGATGTACGATAGTTGGGGAGGAAAGACAGCATTAAGTTGGGCTGAGTCTAAAATCAAATCAATTGAAAGGGAAAAAATGTCTAAACAAAAGTTCCAAACCGATGATGAAAAGAAAATTGTAATTGGACCAGCAATGATTCCTGACCTTAAGATATTCCGTAAGGATTCAAAGGGAAACCCATACTACGTTTATTTTAGTTCTGAGACAATCAAGATGATTGCTGAGAAGTACATGAGAAACAAGTACATAGACAACAACGACCAAATGCACGATGGTAAAGCGGTAAGTGATGTGTACGTATTTGAGTCTTGGATTAAAGAGTCTGAGAACGATAAGTCAACTGACTATGGTTATGGTGAACTTCCAATCGGAACTTGGTTTGTATCAATGAAGGTTAGAAACCCTAAGATATGGGAGAAAGTTAAACAAGGTCAATTAAATGGGTTTAGTGTTTCAGGTTATTTTGAGGAGGTTGCATCATTCTGTAGAGAAGAAATGTTCCTTCAAAAAGTAGCACAAATATTAAAGAATATAGAAGATTAAAATATAATTTGGTAATATATATACAAACTTATATTTAAGAGTAGAGATAATAATAAATTAAAACAAAAACAAATATGTCAAAATCAAAAACAGCAATTGCTGAGATTAAAAAATTGATGGTACAATTTGGTTTTATGGCTGACGAATCACCTATGGCTTCATTCAAACTTGAGGATAATACAATTTTACAAGCATCTAAATTAGAGGCTGGTGAGAAGATTGTTAAAATCAACGAGGAGTTTGAACAAGTTGCTTTAGAAGATGGTTCTTACAGACTTGTTGAGAATTTCAACATTGAAGTAGAAGGCGGTGAAATTAAATCAGTAAAAGAGATTTTCGTATCGGCTAAGTTAGTAGACGGAACTGAGATTAAAGTTGAAGGTGAAGGTTTAGTAGAAGGTGCTAAAGTTGTAGTTGTTACCCCTGACGCAGAAATTCCTGCACCAGACGGAAGACACGAACTTGAAGACGGAACTAAAGTTGAAACTAAAGATGGAGTAATAGTAGCAGTTGAAGAAAAAATGGAAGAAAATGGTTACGGAGAACCAATGCCAGAGGGAGAACCTAAAGCAAAAGTATCTGATGAACCAATCGAAATTGAAGTTGAAATGTTAGAAATGTTAAGAGACTTTGTAAAGAAAATGTCTGAGAAAATGTCTAACATGGAACAAAAAATGTCTGAAGTTGAATCTCAATTCTCAGCATTCAAAAATGAACCAGCAGCAAAAAAGATTGCTAACGGTAAAACAGATTTTAATAAATCAACAAATAATGATGACGCATTTCAATCTAAATTAGATATGATTGCTGAATTAAGAAAAAATAATAAATAAAAACAAAATAAAAGAATTATGAAAATTTTATCAAAAGAACAATTCGCTTATGACGTAGCAACAATCGGTAGTTACGTTGACCAAGTAGGTGGTGAATTACTTTCTAAGGCGTTAATCGGTGGAACAACCGCTCGTTACGCAAACGTAAGATTGGGTATTAAAGGTACACAAGCGTTGAACCTTTTAAACTCAACTGCGGCTTTCGAAGATGGTACTTGTGGATGGAACCCAACAGGTTCAACAACTACTTTCACTCAATCAAACATTACAACTTGTCCTGAGAAGTACAACGAGGCACTATGTTACAAAGATTTGTATGATACATACCAATCAATGTTAATGGCGCCAGGTCAAACTTCTGAGACTGTTCCGTTTGAACAACAAATCGCTGACTTAAAAGTTAAACAAATCCAACAAAGAATTGAGCAACAATTATGGCAAGCAAGTACTGGTGCTACTGGTACAACTTCTACTTGTTTCAATGGTTTAAAAACTTTAATCGCATCAGGTCAAACAGGTGTGGCAGTATCTGCAACAGGTACAACTTTCTCACCAACCGCAGCATACGGTTCTAACGGTAACCCAATCACTGAAGTTGATAAATTAATCAACGCATTGGATGACAACGCAATGTCTCGTGAAGACTTAGTTGTGTTTATGTCTTACAGTAACTTCCGTTTATATGTACAATCTTTGGTTAAGGCCAATTTTTTCTTGAACTATATTGGGTCGACTGATATTACTTCTATGATGGAAGCAACTCATCCTTCTACTAACGTAAAAATTGTTCCAACCATTGGTTTGAACGGTTCTAACCAAGTAGTAATTGGACCACGTGAGTACATCGTTGTAGGTTTTGACTTATTGTCTGACCACGAGAAATTAGTAATTTGGTACTCAAAAGATTTTGATGAGTTAAGATTACGTGCAAACTACAACTACGGTGTAACAATCGCTAAGTTTGGTTCAACTGCATATTTCGCAACTAACGGATTATCGTAATCAAAAATATTAAAGGGGGTGTAAAATCCCCCTTTTAAAAAAAATAAAAATATAAAAATAATTAAATTATAAAAATATGTCTTGTTATATATCTTCAGGAGTTGAGTTAGGATGTTCAGATGGTATAGGTGGTATTAAATCTATCTATGTATTAGGAGCATCAGGAGCTACAGCACCTTCAGTGGCAACAGTAAGTATTACAGGTTCAACTGGTCCAATCACAGGTATCACTGGTAGTGGTGTTTGGTATGAATTTCAATTGAAACGTAATACTTCTTCTTTAGCACAAAATACAACAAAATCTTTTGAGAACGGTACTGTTTATTGGGAGCAAGTATTAACAGCAGTGTTATACAAATACGACCAAGATAAGAGAAACCAACTTAAGGTTTTAGGTCAAAATGACCAAATTCAAATAATCGCACAGGATCAAAATGATATTTTCTATTATTTAGGTCAAATCAACGGTATGTATTTAAGTGGTGGTTCTGCTGCTACAGGTACTGCGTTTGGTGACAGAAATGGTTTTGAACTTATCTTCACTGGTCAAGAACCAGCACCAGCAAATGTTATTAATGTAAGTTCTGCAACAGCATTATCTTCATTATTAACTACAGGTGGATTTGGAGATAATTTCTAATTATTGAAACTAGGTCGTAAGACTGAATTTGAATATCTACAAATTAAGGGGGACTTATGTCCCTCTTTTTTTATGCTATACCAATTCAATTTGGTTTTTTTTATATTTAGTTATATAGAGATAAATTATGTTATACTTACAAAAAGGACAACAAAATGAGTTAGTGTTGAATATCAACAATAATTCCGCAACAACATTTACGGGATATACATTGGAGTTTACACACATCATGTCAAAGGAAGTAAAGAATTATTTGATAAACACTTCTAACACACAGGTTTATGCACAAAACATTCGTTATTGTGAAATTATATTAAACCTTCAAAATTCAGGTCAAGACTTAAATTATGAGGGTGAATATCAATTAAACATTTATGGTAATGGAACAACATTGGTTTTTACAGGTATAGCAATACTTGAAGGAACTGAGGAGAGTCCATCGTTTACTGAGTACATTTCTCCTAATGAAGTTAATGAAAATTATATATACATACAAGATTAATTATGAGTGAAGAAATAAAAAAAATACAATTTGCCAATATTAAGTTTGATAGGGCAACAGTGCCAGTTTATTCAGAAGTTCTACAACGTAGTCCCTGGGTTTATTATGGTGAGAATAATTTATTACCTCAATACTTTATTGAACTTTATGACAACTGTGCAATACACAAAGCGGTAGTTACCTCAAAGGTAAACCAAATAATGGGTGATGGTATCGTATCATTAAACAACCCAATGGCATCAGTAAACCTTGTTAATGGTAAAGAAACCGTTGCTGAGGTAATGAGAAAATGTTCATTAGACTTTATATTATTTGGTGGATTTTCCCTTAATGTAATATGGTCAAAAGACAGAAAAACAATTGCTGAGATTTATCACTTAGACTTTAGTAGAGTACGTAGTGGTAAATTAAATGATGATGATGAAATTGAAAGTTATTTTTATTCAGCGGATTGGAGATTCCTTAAGAAATTCCCACCTGAAGAATATCCTTGTTTTAATCAAGAAAAAGGTGACGCATCACAAATCTATTATTACAAATCATATCAACCATCTTTAACTTATTATCCTATTCCTGATTGGTCAGGTGGACAAAGAAGTATTGAAACTGATATTGAAGCTAAGAACTTCCATATGAATAATCTTCGTAAAGGAATGGTTCCATCACTTTTCATATCTATGAATAATGGAATCCCTGGCGAAGAAGAACAAAGAACAATTACAAGAGCGTTAGAAAATCAATATGGTGGAACAGACAATGCTGGTATGGCAGTTATTTCATTTAATGAAAGTGCTGAAACTGCACCTGTTATTACACAAATCCCTCGTAACGACAATGACAACTATTATCAAAGTCTTAATGACGATATTACCCGTTCAATATTATCCGCACATAGAGTATCTTCTGCTGAGTTGTTTGGTATTGCAACAGCAGGTAAATTAGGTGGTGGAAATGAGATTGTAGAACATTCTGAGTATTTCCGTAAGATGGTTATTCAACCATATCAAAACGCAATGTTACCTACATTCAATAAATTGGTAAGTCTTAAGTTTGGTGTTCCAACTATGTTTGAAATTAAACCTTTATCATTATTCTTAACAGGTGATGTTAAAGACAATCCTGCAGTTATTGATAAACCAGTTACACCAGTTGAAGCGGAATCACAAATAATTAATGAAAATATTAAAGGATTAAAAGGTAGAGAATATCAAAATCTAATGAGAATTGTTAGAGAATATAACAAAGAAAAAATAACAAGAGGACAAGCAGTACATATGTTAATGAGTGGATACGGGTTAACAGAAGAAGAATGTAATGTTTGGTTAGGAGAAGAAGAATTAAATTATAATTAAAGATGGGAGTTTTATTAATATCGGAGGGTAAACTTAAGAGTTATACTTCAATTAACAAGAACGTTGATATGGATGTTCTTAAAGCAGAAATACAAATTGCACAAGATATTGATCTTCAAACAATATTGGGTACGTTATTTTATAACCATTTATTGTCACAAGTAACATCAACAGGTAATACTTTTAACAATGATGAAAAGACACTTGTAGATTCATATATTCAACCATTTTTAATTCAACAGGCTTTTTATCAATCTCTTAACTCCATCGCATTCAGACAAATGAATAGAGGTGTGGTAACAGGTGAAATGGAAAATGCAACATCTGTTGATATTGATACATTGAAATATCTTCGTTCAGTACAGAAACAGAGAGCGGACTTTTATATGACTCGTCTTCAGGATTATCTATTAATTGGTCGTGGACAAAATCAATTCCCTCAATACCAAACTCAATCTTCAATTGATGGTATGATACCTGACCGTTCACAAAAATACAATAATGGTATATTCTTAGGACATACTTCTCGTAAAGGTTATAGTATGGACAACTTAAATAAAAAGGGGATTAGTACATATTCTGAATTAGAACATGAAAATCCTCCATGTCAAGATTGTTATTAATATGAGCACAGAAATACTATTACTTATATCAAATATATTAACAGGTGTAGCAGGATTCTTCGTTGGTAAAAGACGTAGTGATGCTGAGACCGATAATCAAGTTTTAAGAAATTTAGAACTTAGTATCGGGTTATACAAAAATATCATTGATGATTTGAAAGAAGAAATTCACGAATTAAACATTAAGATTCAAGAACTTGAAAAGAAAGTTGAATTATTAATGGATGAAAATAGAAAATTAAAACATACGAATGGACTTTAAATTACCTTATCCAACAGACACAGAGTTAAACTTTACAGGAAAACCAGATTATTTTGAAAGATTATTAATCCACATTCCTGATTTAGATAAGAAATATAAAATAACACAAGATGAATTAACTGGTTGGATTAGTCATAACTATAACAGTGTATTTTTAACCAACAAGGAATTAACATTTAAAGAATATAAAAAACTATCAAAATGACATTAGAACAAATTATTAAATTAAAGTTAAACAACTTTGAGATTAAATATCCAAAGAAGATGGCGGAAGATGAGGGTTTAGAAGGTGCTTGTTGGGAAGGTTACGAACCTATTGGAATGAAAGAGAAAGACGGTAAAATGGTCCCTAATTGTGTTCCTATTAAAGAAGAACAAAGAACAGTTAAAGAAGGTTTCCCTATCCCATCTCCTGAAGGTGATGAGGATGAACAAAAATACATCAGTAGATGTATTAGTGAGATAGGTTCTGAATATGATGCTGAAGGACAAGCGTATGCTGTTTGTAAAGCAAAGTGGGACGAGTAATGAAAACAACGAATATTGTCTGGCAAAAATATTGTCTGGCACTTGCCACACAACATTGAAAATCACCTCTATCTCATATAATACAAAACAAAAACCCCTTCCAAATTAATGGTCGGGGTTTCGTGTTAGAATAGGAAGTTATGAGAAACCTACACTAATTATCTTTATTCTTAAAATACATATCGTTGTAAGGTGTTTTATTATTCATATGCCTTAACATTTTACCTCTATCTAAATTTAACTTTCTAGCACATTCTGTTTGACTTTCAAATTCATATAAAACTTTATTTTTTAAATCAGTAACAATAATAGATTTTTTAATTATTTTTATTGGTTTTAATTTATCTTTTTTTTCATATGACCATTGGTAACCATATGATGATGGTATTTTACCATTTGCCACTTGACATATTCCCATATAATGACCATTTAAAAATTTAGCAGCATCTTTAGCACATCTAAATTCTTGTATAAAATCACCTTTAATACTATATTGATAAATTTTTAATGAATTTCTTACTTTTCTTTTTTTGTTCAAATATTCATTAGGTAATTTAATATAATATATTTTGGTATATATATTTTTTTTACAGGTATTAAAATTACCTCTGATATGATTTAACAAATGACTATCCGATAAATCATTCATAAAACAACATTCTTGAATGTGTTCATATTCGGCAATAAAATTACCATTTAAATCATATTTATAAACCTTACCTTTAGAGTTAATACCACCCATAACAATTATTTTTTAAATTCAGTTTCCCAAATCATCTTGTATTGTTTCGGATGTTTTTGATATGCTTGTAACATACGTTCAACCTCACGAATAGAACGGTTGTTTAATGATGACCAATTATCATAAAAGAATTGACACGCCTCAACTCTAATTGATTGTGATACTGTTTTAGGAATGACAGTTGACTTTAAAATAATATCGGTAATATAACCCCACATAGTAGTTGGTTTCATACTAAAATCCTTTACATTAACCCTATCACGAATAGCGTTTAAGTGACGGTCTTTAGTTGTTCTAACCTCATCCGTGTTTGGAAGTTTAGTATTAGAAGTAATAATAAAAACTAAATTTTTTGTAGGTACAACAAATCCACCACCAGGTCTAATAAATTTTTCAACCGCAACTGTTTCAAGAGGGTCCAAACTATTCATTAAATTAGACATATTCTTTTGATACGAATATGTTTTTTCATCACGAAGAATGTTCTTCATAATATTAATGTTTTCTTCATTCTTTAATAACTCATTCATATCATCAACATAAAGAAAACAAGTTTCATTTTTTTCAAGTTGACTTACAATTGTTGCTAACTTAACACCGAATTTAAACATAGATAAACTACCACTAAGTTTATGAAATGGTATTTTATTCTTTTTGAATCCATTTTCGATTGCCCATGTCTTACCCAAACCTGCCGGTGATTGGATATAAAGGTGAGGATAATTATCATCTTTTGAACATTTGATAATTTCTTCTGTAAGAACTTGGAATCTATCCCTTTGGATTTGACCGTCTTTAATGTAACCCATTAATTCATCTGAAAATGGATTTGTCTTTTTTGTTGTAGTGTTTTTCTTAATTGCCATTTTATTTCTATTTGATTTTTGTTTTACAAATATAATATACAAATTGTTATTTACCAAATTTATTTTTAACTAATCTCATTCTTTCTCTGTTGAAGTTGTTTGTACAGTTCTTACAATTGTGAGCAAGACCATCCCAAAATACTTTATTCTTGTGGAAATACTTTATGGGTAATTCTTCTTTACAGTGACAACATCTCTTTAAAGGTCCTTTCATTTCATCTTCAGTTGGGGTATGTACCTTAAACTCTTTGTATGGATATAGTTCATCCATGATACCAAATCGGTACGCCATACCAGCAGCCGACTTTTCAATCTGACAAAAGTCTTTACGTCTACGATACTTGGATGCAATTTCTTTTACCTTATCAACGGTCCATTCGGTTTCATTCTTCTTCCTATCGGGAAAGAATGTATCTAATAAATCATTACGTTTAGCATACTCAAACGCCCTGATGTTACCTATTCTAAATTCTTTTTGATTGGGATATTGTTTAACAATTTCTGTAACCAAGTCATGATTCCATTTAAGATATTTCATAACTATTTTAATTTATTAATTAATTTATTGTGTATTGTACGTTCACTTTTATCCATTTCAAAATCCTCAGTTCTATATAATTGGTCTAATAGATATTCCAATTCTTCTTCTGTGAATCTTTTGGTAACATACAACGTTCTTGTACGTTTAGGTTTCTCTGTTAATAACTTATCAACCTTGTCAATAGTATTAACCAATTTATTAAGGTCACTAAAAATGTTTGCCATAACTGTTTTATGTATAATAAATAATTTGATGTTCTTCTTCGGTTAAACTTTGTTCATCACAGTGCCAATAACCCTTTTCCATAATCAACATACATTTATCCTGTAATGTTTTAACTTCTTCTTTTAACTCATCAAGAGTTTCCCACATAAGAATATCAATAACTAATAGTCCTGTGTTCTTATCTTCAACCGTAACTTCTAATTGTTTTTCCATAGATGTTTTATTTATACAACAAAGATTGTTGCGTTAGGAAATTGATTTTGTAATTCATTTTCTCTTTGTTTTTTTAACATATCGTAACCAATATGAATTTTACCTTGTTGTTGTTCTAAACCTAAAAGATACATTTCAGTTTCGTCACAATCATCGTTAAACATATCCCAAGTAATTTGTGTTCTACCATTTGGTCTAAACCCAAAGTTCTGAATATAAATTGCATCATAACCTTTATGTGGTTTGGTTACCTTATCAATAACATCAAAACATTCCATATAATGTTTTTTAGATTTAAGATTAGTACCATCAATTACTTTTACTTTCCAATTTTCAATTGGGTTTTTTAATTGGAAACCAAATTCATTAATACCTTGTTGAACTAAATCAAAATTGTCATAAATGATAGTCTCATCTTCACTAACGTTCCAAACGTGGTAAGCCCAAAATGGGTCGTAGTGTTTAATCTTTTCATCCCATATCAATAACATACCATATTGAAGACCTAATTCGGGATGTTTAATTTGATTGTCAATACCTCTATACAAACATTGTTGCATCGGATTGTCATTAACAATACCATATTCATTTGTTAATACAAATGTTTTGGATTCGGGTTGTCTTTCTAATTTCATAACTTTTTTTTTAGAGTGTAAAGGTAGGGGATTGTTAGTCCCCCACCAAATGATTATAAAATAATTTTAATAAATTCTGTTTTATTAATACTTTCTTTCATTTGTTCTTGTGATTTAAGTTCCATATTTCTAACATCCTTTGGTTCTAATAAAAGACGATATGAGGCGTCTTCATAAGAACGATTAAACATTACCATTTGTACCGCAATATTAACTTCGGTTTGGTACTTATAACTTTTAGTTTTATGGTCGTAACCAGCAAAATCTAAATTACCTTTTTCACCCAATTTTAAATTGTGGATGATTTTACTTAAAATGTTTTTATTAATACTTTTCATAACTTTTTGTAGTTTTATACTCTTTACCTGAGTTTTTGATTTGATTTGATAGAACAAATTTACGGCGGGTTTATATATATACCAAATATTTTTTTAATTATTTTTTAAAAAAGTTATAACTCATTGATTATCAATAAACAAAAAACCCCGACAAAGTCAGGGTCTTAAGTAAAATCAACTATCTATATATTATAAAGGAGGGACGAATGTACTACATGAAATGGCAATATCAAATTTAGAATGAAAACTGTATCCGCCCCTCCAAGTATAAATATATAACAAAATATTTTAAAAAACAAATATTTAAATATATAATTCTGTTCTAAGTGTAAATCCAAATTCGTCTTGATGAATTATCTCATGACGAAAATCTAATGTATCTGAGATTTGATTAAATATCATATTCTCATTACTTATTTTAAGGTGGTTTAAATGGTCTTCTGTCATCTCATTGATAGGAAGTTCCACTCTTATGATTTGGGTGTAAATTTGGGGTGGTTCTGATTGATATGGTTCTATTGCATCATCATCATCAATTGTATTAAAAAACTTAAAATCTCTCATAACTATAAGTATTAAAAAAAAGGGGGAAGTACACCAAACTTCACCCCTTAGTATAAACAAAAAAGTATTATACTTTATTTTTAGATTGTTGTTCTACAATCCATTTATCTAAATCTTTAATTCTCTTTTTAAGGTCATCGTCTTGTTTATGAAGACAACATTGAACAAATACTTCAGTTACTCTCCAAAGTTGTTCTACGGTAGGTTTAAGACCCATTAGGTTCAAATACTCTAATGCCATCTTACTTTGAGATTGTTGCAAGATTTTAATATCTGTGCTGTAAAATTCGGGACAGTTTGCCATTTTGTTTATTGTTTAATAGTTTAAGTTAAATTTACGAGAAATTCTTGATAATACCAAATCTAAGTTGGAAACCATTTGTTCAACATCAATCTCACCATCTTCTTTGAATAGTAAATCTAATTTAACTGAGTTAGGAATTTGTTGGTTGTGTCTTCTTTCAATTACGTCAGGGATATTTTCATTCAACTCATACAAGTTAACTGGTCTACCTTGCTCACCTGTTATTGTTCCAATTGAGGATATAACCTTTAACTTCAATAATGTGTTGATACTTCTACCAACTGATGAAGGAATAATTGGTGCAACTAATTCGTTGTACATATCGTACACATCCCACGTTGTCATACATCCATACTTCTTAAAGATTTGAAAGATTTTGTTTTCTTGGTCTCTAGCAGACGTAATTGCTCTACCCAATGTCTCATCGTCAATTGGGGTTGTCTTGTAGTAACTTCTAATTACCGGCATAGTTTTTAAATTTTAAAATAGTTTATAATAATAAATATACAGAATAATCTTGGAAGTTCCAAATTTTATTAAAAAAACTTTTTTTCTTTGGAATTTGGATTTACAGAAAAAAATATGTATTTATTAATTACAGGTGGTGGTAGAAAACCTGGTTAATCTAAACTACTATACTTCAGGTAAACTCCTGTTGGATCGTGTACATATTTTTTTACCCAGCATTAGAGCACCAGCATCCAGCAACAAAGATATAAATAAAAAAGAAACATCCAGCACTAGAGCACCAGTATTTGTTTAAGTAGAAAAGATTATATATATTTATATAAAATAAATAAATTAGATATGAAAACTACTAGCAACGCACCTAAGTTTAGAACTGGTGCACTATCAGTGAAAGAATTTTATAAACTATCCTCAACAGAGAAACAAGTACATATTGCCAGACTAGTATTAATACCGGAAGAAGAAAGAGGAGATATTGATACTTTTATTCTTCGTTTCTACAATCCTGAATTAAAGCAGCAACGAAACTTCTTTTCATTTGAAGAAGAACTATATTAGTCTTTACTTCAACCTGATTTGATATTATATTTTATTATTCTAGTATGTTCCCAAACATTAGGAATTTTCTTCCCCTACCTAATATTTTGTTAGGTGGGGGTTTTTCGTTTAAATACAAGTATTTATGATATGTACCAAATGTTTTATTGATAAACCTGTTGAGGAATATGAAACCTATTTCCATAGGCCACAGAATAAACATAGAACAAGAAGGTACTGTAAATCCTGTTTTAAGGAACAAAAAAGAAAATACAAGGAAACTATCAAGATGAAAGAAATAATTCAACCAGTAGTCTTAGAATTAGAAATAGAGGTAGTTAATCCATTTTCAACGAATCCTGACTACAAGCAGTGTAGAACCTGTAAAGAGTATAAACATAAGATAGATGGTTATTATTATCATGGTTCAAGTAAAAAGACAACATATCTTGATTGTACCAAATGTTTAAACTTAAGAGAATTAAATAGAAGAAGGGCGGAAAGACAGGAGGAATTAGAATCTTCTGGTGGTTCAGAAAAGGTACATACACAAGTAGGGGTATGGTCTGATAAATATCAAAAGGAACAGACTTATATGGTAATGGAGGTATTGGGATATACTTATAGTGAGGAGTGTGGTCATTTCTTAAAACCTGGTGTTAAGGAATATGTTGATGGTAAATTAAAGTTCTATAAGGTAAATAAACAAAAATTTCCAAATGGTCAAAAAATAGATTATAATACACCTGAATGGAAGGAAATGTTTGATTTATATATGTTAGGTAATTGTAGTCAAAAACAATTATCAAAGAAATATGGGGTATCAACGGCAACGATAAATAAGTATATAAATCGTATTAAGAATGGAAAATCATGTTAAGGTTGGTGAAATAGAAGTACCAGTTAATTATTGGTTATTAAGTGAAGAAGAAAAGATTGATTTATCTTTTTTAATATTGGATTGTTTTACAACATTATTAAATGAACATTTAGATTCCCACATAAATAAAGTTAGAGCGTTGGATAAATTAATTGATTCCTCAATTATTACCAATATACAAGATGAACAATATGAGATTGTTGATGTACTAACTAAAATTAGAACAATGATTAATGAATAAAAAAGTAGAAGATTTTATTACCAAAAACTATTATAAGTTGCTTGAGATAGCAACCAAAATAACTAAAAAGGATAATGAAACTTCAAGGGAATTATTTCACGAGGTTATACTTCAACTTTATCAGAAGGATGAAATAATTCTAAAAGAATATAGTGATGACTGTATAAAGTATTACATCACTTCAATAATGAGGGTAAACTACTACTCCAAAACATCCCCTTACCATTATAGAATTAGAAAGGAAAGATTGAACTATTCTGAGTTATCTGAAGCATTCAATATGGAAGCAGAACAAGAAGAATTTGAATCTGAATTATTATTAAAAATTTTGGAGGAAGAATATTCAGAATTGGATTGGTTTCGTAAAGCCATACTAAATCATTACCTTGTTCTTAATTCACTTAAGGCAGTAAGTAAAAAGACAACTATTCCCTTAACAAGTATTTCTCGTTATATTAAGGAGGGAAAAGAACAAATAAAAACAAATGTTTTAAAAAGATTAAATGAAGATTAGTTATGGGTATAGATAGAAGAAACAAAAGATTCCAAGAAAGAGAATCAAAGAAGTTGTTCCTAAAGATTCAAAGAGAAACGATGGAACAGATAAATAAACATACTCCTGAAGAAAGACAACAGTTACTTGAACTATATGATGTAATGTTAAAACAAAGAGAACAAGAAAGAATCAATAGAGAAAATACTGTTATTGTAGAAGGAGAAAATATAGAAGAAGATGTGCAATTGTAAGAAAAGAAAAGAACCTGTTGTAATATCAGAACCATTAGTAGAAATACCAAAGGTTGAAATGGTTCCTGAAACAAAACCACTGGAAGAAGATTGGTATAATAACATAGATATAATAGAACCAATTCCACAAACTCCTGATGAACTATTAGCACAAGAGTTAAATAATTGGAATGGTGGACAAATTAAGAACTAAAATATGGACAAACTCGGAAGTACGGATAGATTAGAAAAGTTAAAACAAAACTCAATAGAAAATCCTGGTAAACAAAAGAGAGGATGTAAGAGTTGTAAGAAACCAAAAGAAGTTGTGGTGGAAAATGTTCCTTTACCATTTGAGTTGGAACCTGAAATATATATTCCAACCGTAGAGGATATTAAACTTGCATACGCTGAACTAACATCATTCGGTGGGGTACCAGAAGACAAGAAAGAATTTATTAAAAAGGTATATCGGGCACTGTTTGGTGAAGAATTTATATTTAACTGTGGAGGATGTGGTAAGAGTCAAGCAAGAAAATTTACCAATCACTTAAATAACATAGGAATATTATGAGCAAAGAAAACAAAGCAAACGAAATAGAATATGAACAAAGGATGGAACGTGCCTTTGAGTTAATGTTATATGAGAAAAAATCATATGATGAATTTAAGAAACAGTTCGCACAAGAATATGATGTAACAACAAGACAAGCAGAGAATGTGTGGAAGGATGTTAGGAACCGTCTGAAGGAACGATATAGTCAGAACCAAGAGGAAATACTAACCGAACAATTAAATCGTCTGTATGACCTTTTAAATCGTTGTAGACTACAAGGTAATAGAAGGATTGAATCAGAAGTTTTAAGAGACATAACAAAGATATTAGGAATGGAGGCACCGAAGAAAGTTGACCTAACTTCAAATGGTGAAACTATTTCTATTAATATTAATATTACAGAATAAAAAAATTTATCATAGACGAAAGTAATGTTTCGTTTTTGGTTATTTTATATACATATATATGGAAGTAGACATAAATCTAACTAAGAAACAATCACAAGCGTGGAAACTCTTAATGGATGATACAACCAACGAAGTATTATACGGAGGATCCGCCGGTGCTGGTAAATCTTGGTTGGGATGTTTATGGGTAACCACATTATGTTTAAAATACGCAGGGATTAGATGTTTGATTGGTCGTACAGTATTACAACAATTAAAACTAACCACACTCAATACTTTATTTGAAACCCTACAATCAATGGGATTAAAGTCAGGGGAACATTATGTCTACAACGGACAAAGTAATGTCATAACCTTTACAAACAAGTCTGAGATAGTATTAAAAGATTTACAGTACCAACCATCGGACCCAAACTTTGATTCATTAGGAGGTTTGGAACTTACCGCAGTTTTTGTCGATGAGGCATCACAAACTTCACAACTTTCTTACAATATCTTAAAGTCTCGTATTCGTTTTAAACTTGACCAATATTGTCTGGCACCAAAGATATTAATGACTTGTAACCCTGGCCAAGTTTGGTTGAAGAAGGTCTTCTATCTTCCATACATTCAGGAAACCTTGCCAGACAATATGGCGTTTGTACCAGCACTACCCCTTGACAACCCACACTTACCAGCATCTTATATTGAGATGTTAAAGTCATTACCACCACAACAAAGAAAGAGATTATTGGAAGGGGATTGGAATTATATGGACGAGTCAGATAATATTTTTGACTTTGATTCAATATCCAATAGTATGTTTAAATTATCACCACAACCAACAGATAAGAAGTATATCTCAGTGGACGTAGCAAGATTTGGTTCAGACAGGTCCGTTGCGGTTGTTTGGAGTGGACTGGTGGTCTTGGAAGTGTATGTCTATACCAAACTATCAACCACAGATTTATCGTCCGAAATAAGGGAACTAATACAGAAATACGGTGTACACCCAAATAATGTAATTGTGGATAGTGATGGAGTTGGAGGCGGAGTTGCGGACCAGATTAGAGGAACCAACTTTGTGAACAATGCAAGACCATTACACGAACAGAACTTCAGTAACTTAAAGTCCCAATGTTATGTTAAACTATCTGAACTATTTAAAGAAGGGAAAATAAGTATTAATATAATGGAACCATCAACTGTTGATGAAATAACACAAGAACTATTAGCAGTCAAATTAAAAGACGTAGATAAAGATAATAAAGTACAAGTACAATCAAAAGACGATATGAAGAAAGTGTTGGGTAAATCACCTGACTTATCGGATGCACTAATGATGAGAATGTACTTTGAAATAAAAAATATGAAAGCAACAGGAAGATATTCCATTGCATTCGTAGGATAAAATATATATACATATATGATTAAATTTAAAATAGATGAAGTAGAATATAAGGTCCCTGACTTTATATCAATTGAGAATTACACTAAGATATTTAAGATTAGAGATTTATTCTCTGAGGATTATTTTGCAGCAAAACTATTAAACATAGTAAGTGGAGCAAAGGTTGAGGATTTATTAGAATCTGATTATCAGGAAGTAAGTTATTTGGCAGCATATGTAATGTCATTAATACCTGTTGATAAACCTGAATTTAAAGATAGGTTTGAAATTGATGGGGTTCATTATGGGTTCTTTCCAAATTGGAAGGATTTAACCTTTGCTGAATTTGTGGATATGGATACCATCTCAACGAAGAAGGCGGATGACTTACTTAATATGTTACACATACTAGCATCAATTATGTATAGACCAATTATTCACGAAAGGTCCAAACACGACTTTGACATTGAAAAATATGATTTAAAGAAGATGGAAGAACGAGCCGAATTGTTCAAAACCAAATTAGATGTGAAGTATATACTTGGAGCACAGTTTTTTTTTATCAACTACGCAAACAAATTTTTAAGTTATTCCCGGCTGTCTTCGATCCCGAAAATTTCGATGTGGACCAAAATCAAACTCACATGGAAGATGAGGAAACTGATATGGGCAATAGTTTTCAGAAAGTCTACGGTTGGTTCCTTGTCGTCAACAGAATTGCTGGAAATGATTTTACAAAACATGAGTACATCTTCAATAAAAAAATAATGGAAGTTCTTAATCAACTATCCTTCTTAATTCAATATGACGAAGAACAACAGAGATTAATGAAGAAGGCCAATGGGGAGATGGTATAATTTCATATAACGTTTTAGATTATTTTATATTTAAAAGTAGATGAATACAAGTTCAATTAATTATAAACAGTTATTAACGTACTTCAGTTCAATAGCATACAATCACGAACAGATTAAATCTTTCGGGTTTGGTGACCTTGCGCAGTGTACAAATGATTTAACAACGAAACAGGAACCAAGATATACAAGAATGTATATTGTACCTGGTGAGGTTAAATTAGATGAGAATCGTTTAGTCTATCGTTTATCCATAATAATAATGGATAGAGTTGAAGATGACCAATCAAACCAAAGTGAGGTAATGTCTGATACTTTGGAGATTGTTAAAGATATTTGGACAGTTATATTACAATCATTCACAGCAGCACAAGGAGACTTTAGTTGGGATTTGGTTGTAGACCAAAGACCTGATGTTATTCCTTTCTTAGAAAGATTTGAGACAATCTTGGGTGGATGGACATTGAACCTATCATTTCAAGTAGCGTTTGATTATAACAGTTGTGTACTACCTACATTAGGTAATTTCCAATTCCCTGAGGACCAGCAATTCACAAGTTATCAATACGTTTTAAATAAATTTGAAGAGTTTGCTGACGTACACCTACAAATTAATTCTTATGGATTTGGGGATGTTGAACAATTAACAAACGATATAATAACAAAACAGGAACCTCAATATCCTCGTATGTATGTAATGCCTGAATCAACACATTTTGAAACAGGTTTAATTCATGTGGGATGGAAGGTGTTCTTTGTAGATAAACTAAATAACGATATTTCAAATCAACAAGATGTATTGTCTGACCAATTAGAAATAGTAAAAGACTTTTTTACTAAGTTGTATTTATCAGACTTTGAAGCAGGATGGGACGCAACGGTTCAACCATTCTATGAAAAAACTGAGACGATTCTTTCAGGATGGATATTAGACTTTCACTTTGTACAGAAGTTCTCGTACGATAGATGTGTACTTCCTATATTACCATTTATACCTGGTAGTACATGGAGTGAACTTGCTGAACTTTGGAAGAACGTAAACACAGATTGGGAAAACACTTAAAACACAAAATATAATATAAAATGGGTCAATTAACTAATTTATACGTATCACAATCCTTTCAAGGATTAATAAAATTAACGGATAGTACAACAGGACTAACATCGTCACTTCAAACTATTCAAGATGGTTTGGGTGGTAATAGTCCATTACAGATGAGTTTGACTGCGGTAAACATCTCAGGTTCATTCACTGTAAACAATATTCCCATAACAGGAGGTACAGGTTCATCAGGTACATCAGGAACATCGGGTCTTGCTGGTTCTTCAGGGACAAGTGGTTCTTCAGGGACAAGTGGTTCGGATGGTTCAAGTGGAAGTAGTGGAACAAGTGGTTCATCAGGTACTAGTGGTACAAGTGGACAGGATGGAAGTTCAGGTACAAGTGGTACATCAGGTGGAACAGGAAGTAGTGGTACATCAGGACAGGATGGTAGTTCAGGAACGTCTGGTACTAGTGGTACATCAGGAGGAACAGGTTCATCAGGAACAAGTGGTACAAGTGGTGTTGATGGTAGTTCAGGTACTTCAGGAACAAGTGGTGTTAGTCCATCATTAGATGGTGTTATTACAACAGGTTCAATTACATCAACACAAAATATAACAGGTAGTTTAATATTAGGTAATACAGTTATATCAGGTTCATTAATTGGTGGAACAGTTAATAATGGTATTATAAAAATACAATCACAATTAAATACATCAAGTAGTTTATCTATACCATTTGGTTATATAACAAGTTCTAATCCTGATTTACAAACCAATTTAATATTTGGAAATAGTACAGCATCATCTGGTTCAGGTTTATTAACTAATAACCTTACAGGTTCAATAGTTATATCAGGTTCCAATAATATATTATTAGGTGGTAGTAATAGAACTAATACATTAGTAACCGCAGGAACATATGGGTATCTTAATGGTTTTGGTAATATTGGTACAACAATACCAACATTAGGAACAGGGTCATTATTAAGACCAACAATAAATAACAACGCGTTACAGGCAGGACTAAACCTACAATTTACAACAAGTTCATTAGCGGCACCAAATATTGGTAATAACTTAATATATAGCGCAATAAATCTGAACCATCAATCAGGTAGTGTCAACTTCAATGTTAATGGTGTTATTGGTGGTGGTGTAATATCAACTCAAAATATAACAACCCCAAATACACAAGCAAGTATTGTTGGAAACCTTTTTACAAGTAATTTAACTACTAACTTAAATCATAATAGTTCATCAATAATTTATCAAGGAAATATTGGTGCTGTTACTGTAACAAATAATTATAGTTCATCTGTTTCAACAGCGGTAGATAATATAAATGTAACTCAAAACTTATTTAATGGTAATAGTATTTCATTAGTAGTTACAGGTTCAAATAGTGGAACAAGAAGAACGTTTAATTCTAATTTAATTAGTGGTAGGTCCAACGTTGTAAATTCAAATTTTAGTGGTGGTACAGGTGGACACTTAGTATCAACCGCATTATTGGGTCAGGAGTTAATTGTATCAGCATCATCCACAGCACCAACACAAGGTGGAACGGTATATGTTGGTAGATTCAACGCAACAGGTTCATTACAAGAAGACGCAAACCAAGCAATATTTGTTGTGGGTAATGGAACAGGAGCGGGAGCAAGATCAAACGCAATACACATTGAAAGTTCAGGTAATAATAGAATGACAGGTTCATTAAAAGTATCTGGTTCTAATCATCAAATAGTTGGTAATACAGTAATTACAGGTTCAATCAATACATCTTCAAGTACATTTGTTATATTATCAGGTTCAATGAGAATGTCAAATGAGTCAGGTTCAGTTAGAATTGCGGATGGTAACAACCAAGCACAGTTATTCTTTAACCCAACAAGAAAAGTAGGTTTCTTCTTAGGTCAATCTAATATGGACCAAACAGATACACAGTTTGGTATTACATCAGATAGTACTGACAACTATGTAATGGGTGGTAACTTTAACAGTTTTAGAAGTGGTTCAAACAACTTGATGTTAGGTATTGGTACTATCAGTATTAAATCAGGTTCTAATAACATAATTCTCGCAAAGGCAACAAGTTATACAACTGGATCTAATAACTTAATATTAGGTTCTTTACAAGGCATTGATGAGGCACAAGATTATTTCAATGTACAATTACCACAATCTATTCAACCTATTATGTTTAAGAGTGGTAGTGCCCCTTTAACTGTAACAGGTTCATTTGCGGTAACAGGTAACGTATTATTCGCATCAGGTTCAAATAAGACTATGGGAACAGTAGCGTTAGATGGTGCAAACCCTGGTACAGCAACAGTATCAAATACTTTAGTTACAGCAAATAGTTTAATATACTTAACCAAACAAACTAACAATCACCCTAACGCAGGACCTGTTGTTGTATCATCAAAAGGAACAAATACATTTACAATAACATCAAACCATAACGGTGATAATGATACTGTAGCATTTTTAATTATAAACCCATCATAACATGGACTTAGAAAAGATAGCACCCATTATTGAAACAATATTAAAAAAGACCCTTGAACAGAAGCGTTACCCATTCGGGTTTGCCAAGTTCAAGGGGGTCGGTAATAAGGTTGCGTCAGGTAAGTTGAGAAATAGTATAAAAGTAAATGTCGTACAAAAACCAAATCATAGTGCTATAATTGAAGTACTTGCTGAACAATACGCACAATGGGTACAATCAGGAAGACTACCAGGAAAGAAAGGTGTTCCAATTTCAGCAATTGAAAATTGGATTAAGAGTAGAGGTATAAAAGGTAGAAATAAAAAAGGACAGTTTATAACAAATAGAAGTTTTGCGTTTGCAATACAGAATAACATAAAGAAATTCGGAATAAGACCATCAAACTTTTTGGATGTTGCGTTGGAAACAATTGGTAACGACCCAAAGATTATGGAACTTTTAGGTGATGAGGCTTACGAAGAATTAATCAATTTAATAGAAGGAATATAATATGCCAACATTTGGATACACACAATTATACAGTAATGGTTTAAATAGTAATACACAATTACGTAGGTCAACCGATATGGTTTACCAAAGAGGTGGAACTTATGGTATTACTCTAACAGGAGACACATATGTTTCTTCCATACAATTAGATGTTGATTTGTATGGTAATGGTTCAAAGGTTGGTAGAATGTCTTTGGTTCCATATGAAATTACATTATCAGGTTCTACCTATTCGTATTATTTTAATTTGAGACCATACGACTATATGTCTAATTATGTTCAATCACAACATTACACATATTATTGGTTGAACAATTGGTATAGTACAACGGATCAAATTAATATCAACAATCCATATCCAAATAGTATTAAAGCCAATTACAAGTACGGTTATAGTTATTTATCAGGTACAACTCAAGTTACAGAATATAGTGGTAATACTCCATCAAACGATTATGACCATTATACAAACATTCCAAACTGTGTAACATCAACAGGATTTACAGCATCAGGATTTACCAACACAGGTGAGTACTTTGATTATGTTGGTGGTGCCTTTCAAATGGCAACAGACAAATACATCCTTCCAAACTTTGACCAAGAAATTGGAACTGTTGTTGGAACAGGATTAACTATTAATACAATTGATATTAATAGAAGATTAAGTCCAATGTCACAATATCTTATGGATTATCCATCTCTACCTGAGATGAGTGAGACAGCAAGATTTTTAACTGATGCACCACGCATTCAGTATATACAAGATTCAGAAAATTATGTATTATATTACCTAAACGGACAATCAGGGGACAGAATGGTAATAGAAGCAGACTACGCAGTATTTGAATTTTTTGATGAGGATAATGTAAAAATATCTGGTTATTCATTTAACCAACAATTAAATTTCTCAGGTACAACATACGCATCACCAACAGGATATACTGATACATTAAAAGTATTTTCACTACCATGTGGACCAGTGGATATTGACAATGTATTTGTAAGTTCAATTGATTGGAGTAATGTAGCATATTATACGGTTCAATTGTTTTATGCTTATCCAACAAATAGTGCAAGTAGAACATCCATAGGTCCAATAGGTCCTGTATCAGAACAATTCTATTTCTATATTGATGTAAACTGTAAACCTGAAAATACAAGACTTGCGTTTTTAAATACAAGGGGTGGATATGATTATTACACATTCACAGCGTACAGACAAGATACAAAAAAGATTAGAACACAAACATACGATAGTAGATATTATTCAACAGATTTAGCAGCACCCGATAGAGATTTTGGTAGAACTGTTAAAACATTTGATGTTGCATTAGATAAAGAAATTGTATTGGAATCTGATTATCTATCGGTTCCATTTGGTAATTGGTTAGAACAACTATTCTATTCACCACAAGTTTATTTAGTTCAAGATGATTTTATATCACCGATGGATAGACAAGATAAAGTTTATAAGGATTTAAGACCTGTTCAAATTTTATCAACAGAAGTACAAACAATTAATAAGAACCATCAAAAATTGAATAAGTACAAAATAACATTGAAGAACGCAGATACATTCTTTGTAAACAGAGGATTTTAATTTATGAGTCAACAACAAACAGTATTAAGAGTTTTAACAAATATTCCCGATACTATATCAGGAAGTACGTGGTCAACGGGTACAACATATGGTGTTAATCAAATAGCACAATATGATGGTGACCCTTATGTTTCTTTAGTAACTGGTAATACAAATAACGTACCTCCAAGTAACCCATCGTTTTGGAACCCAATAACTCAATATCAATTTTTAGATTTATACGGTGACATTCCTATTAGGTTAAATAAATCTATTGCAGAGTTACAAGATATTGGTAAGAAAAATTCAGACTATTCAGTTGGTTTAATATTACCTGGTTCAAAAAAGAACAATAGATTCTTTGAGGATTTTTTTAATGTGGACGCACAATCATTATATTTTAATGCTACACAAAGAGTTAATGTTGAGGTTTTATTAAATGACCAATCCTATTTTAAGGGTTATATGAGATTAAATAAAGTATCTGTATTAGATTCAAAGAAAGAATATGACGTAACATTATATTCAACAATTGGTGATTTGTTTGGTAAGATGGGTAATAATCTTTTAAAAGATTTAGAATATGGTACTGAAGATACTGTTCTTTATTCACCAAATGAATTTACATTTAATCATTATTTTAATAAAGATAGAGTTGGAGAAAGATGGTATGTATCAAACTTTTTTAAAGAAGATGAATATCCTTATCCATTTTTTTATCCTATTGTTCACAATGGTTACAATTATGAAAGTACAAGTGGTGCAACATTACCAAACCTTTCAGGATCAACTCCCGAACAAACAAGACTTTATACATCAACATCACCAATTGCTGCTTACACAGGTACAACACAAGCATACGCTGCAGGTGTAGAAGAATATTATATTAACTCACCAACAACAGGATTAAGAGATAATCAATTAAAACCAGCATTGAATGTTTGGAGTTTAATTCAATTAATGTTTAAAACATATGGTTATTCCATTAGCGGTGATTTTATGAACACGCCGTGGATTAAATCATTATATCTATATGGTTATTTTAGTTCTGAGGGAACTAAGTTTAGTTATAAATTAAATAACATACAAGAGTTACCAAAAGAAGGTGTTGAGTTAATTTATAGTGGTAGTACAACTGCACCATCTACTTTAAACATTTTTGTTTGTAAAAGAGGAACAGGGATTCCTTGTTTTTGTTTAGATGATATTACATATGGTTTTGCCAATATGTTTCCGTATAGTGAATTTGGATTAATACCAGCAGGAACAAGTGGAGTTACAATCAATGCGGTAGAAGGATTTGATTTTAGATTTTATTATGATGATATACCTGTTGCTGACATTAGTACATTAAGATATTTTCCATCGCCTGTAGGTACAGTTGTAAACTTTGGTGATGGAGATTTTGTGGATTTTAGTTTGGTTATTGATGAAA